AGATTATACTAAACTCAGGAAGGTTATTATTCGCTGCAAAAGAAGATAGTATACTATTAACATCTGCTAATAGTATTCATCTTAGTGCTACAAGGTTTAACGTTGATGTTGATTCAACAACCATACAGTCTAATAAAATTGAGCTAGGGTCTTCTGACCCCTCTCTTTTGCAACCAGTACTGAGAGGGCAAGAAGTTCAAGATTTATTAGATAATGTAATCGAACTTCTAACCAAGTTAACAACTGCTTGTTTAACAGCTAGTAACGGAGCAGGTCCGGTAGAATCTCTAGTAACCTTTGCATTAGAGAATCAAGCACTGCTTGCTAAGTTAAAAACTAGCACAATAAAATCAAAAGACGTATTTACAGTTTAACTATGGCAGAAACTCCACAACAAGCATCAGCTAGAAGAAAGAAAATCGTTGCCCAGGAAACTCAGCAGAGAACAGATATTTCTTTAGCTAAGCAAGCTATCACTCAAACTGAAAAGGTAAAAGGTAATACCTCTTTCTCAAATCAGGAGAGGTTGAATAATCTCATCCTAAAAAAAGCATTGTCTCTATCTACCTTTGCATTACCTACCTTAACTAAGATAGCAAACGATTTAGGTATAGCTGATATCACAAACCCAACCCTACCTTCTGTCTGCCCCCCTCAAGAAACTTTAGATAGAGTATTAACAATCCGGAACAACGTAAACAATCAATTAACAGTTTTAAGTAAGTACTTAAAAGTAACAGAAGTAGGTTTAGATTCACTGCAGAAATTAACTCAAGGAGCTATCACCCTAGTAGAATTTTTAACCATAACTAGAACAACTACTTCCCTAGCTGCTAAATTTTTACCAACATTACCTGGAGCAGTAGGATCAACACTATCAGACTTAGAAGCGTTTAAGAATTTAATAACTTTTGATAGTTTAGGGAATCCAAAATTGGCAAAAACAAAAGTTAATTTGTCTCAAGGGTTAGTGTATTTAGCAAAAGCTTCGGCAGCTATATTACAATTACTAGCAGTTATTAAGAGTATAGATCTAGTCCTAGTACACTGCGGTAAGAACCCTGAATCTATCGATACTGATACAGAGAGTATAGCACTTATAACTTCACAAACTCAAGCAGCTACTAATAGTATTCTTACAGAAGGTTACAAAGGTTTCACCTTAACTATAGAAGAGAAGCAATACACCCCAACAACAAAACAGATACGAGCAGTAGCTAATAATAGTCAAGGTATAACCTTACTAACAACACCATACTCCTTTTCAACCCAACCAGAACTATTAATCTCAGAATTAAAATTCAAAATAGATTCTGAAAATTTAAAACCTTTCTAAATCAATATTTATAAAAGATGGATACTAAAGTATTTAAAAAACTCATCAAAGAAGCCGTAAAAGAAGCAATTCAAGAAGAATTGAAGGAAATTCTCTTAGAGGCAGTTCGTGCACCTAAAACAATCGTTAAAGAGAGTTATGCAGCTCCAATCGCAAGTCCAACCATCACTCCTAGTGCTCCAAGCATCAATGCTAGAGAAAAGTATAAGGAGCTGCTAGGCGGTATGATGGAATCAAGAAACGGAAACATTTCAATGACCTCAAACGACGCTCTAGGTTTTGGAGCACAGCCTGGATACAGACCACCTGCTACCGCTAATACAACCGGAGAAGGTTCTTCACTACCTCCTGGAGAGGTTAACCTAGACCAGATCATGGGTCTTATTAGTAAGAAATAATGGCATTCCGTATTCAAAATAAATACCCTATTGACACAAAGGCAAGAGTTGCTGTCGGAGTTAGTATTCCCTTCAACGCACCCGGGGTATTTAATTTGACATACCAGACTAAAGATCAGATAAAATCAAATCTGATAAATTATTTTATGACCAATCGTGGGGAAAGGTATATGAATCCAACCTTCGGAGCTAACCTTAGAGCTACTGTATTTGAACAAATAACACAGAATAATATAGACAATTTAAAAGATTTAATCGCTGAAGATATGTCTAGAAACTTCCCAGGTATTACCGTAAATTCATTAGATGTCTACGGAACAGAAGATTTAAATACACTACAGATTATTTTAAATTACAGTATTATCAACTTCGGAATACAAGATACCTTAGAATTAAACTTATAATAATGGCAATAAAGAGAGATATAAAATACATTAATAGAGACTTTGCAGATTTTAGAACTCGATTGATCGAGTTTGCACAGACCTATTTTCCAACAACCTACAATGACTTCACTCCTGCTTCACCAGGGATGATGTTTATGGAAATGTCTGCCTACGTAGGAGATGTTCTCTCTTTCTATCTTGATAATCAAATACAGGAGACTTTTATACAGTATGCTCAGCAGAGTAGAAACCTATATGAATTAGCATACCTACTGGGATATAAACCAAAAACCACAGCTGCTGCAACCGCAGTACTAGATGTTTATCAACAAATCCCAGCTACAATAACAGGTGATCCAGACTGGAACTACACACTATCTTTAGAACAGAACGCAGTAGTAACTTCTACAAACGCAAATACTCCTCCGTTTCTAACTCAAAACAAAGTAGATTTCTCAGTATCAAGCAGTAGTAACCCAACAACCCTACAGACTTACGTAATTGATACCGGAACCGGATTACCTACAAGATTTTTATTGAAAAAATCAACCCCAGCAATCTCTGCAACAATCAATACCCAGCAGTTTATATTTAATCAACCGCAGCAATTCTCGACAGTAAATTTAGTAGCAGATAACATTATAGGTATTTTAGATATTGTAGACAGTGACGGTAACACCTGGTATGAAGTATCACACCTAGCACAAGACAGTGTTTTTGACAGTGTTAAAAATACAAACCCTAACGATCCTAATTTTTCCACAGACAGTAATGTTCCATATCTTTTACAGACTAAACAAGTACAGAGAAGATTTGCCACTCGTTTCCTAAACGAAACAACATTACAGCTTCAATTCGGTTCAGGCACCTCCTTAGATTCAGATGAAGAAATCACTCCAAATCCTGACAACATCGGTTTAGGGTTGACTTTTGAGAAAGACAAACTTACAGCAGCATACTCACCTACAAATTTTATATTCACAAACACATACGGTATCGCTCCTTCGAATACAACTTTAACAGTTAGGTACCTAACAGGCGGAGGTGTTTCTGCAAATGTTCCTGAAAATACACTGACTCAGATAGCAACAAGTAATATCGTTTTTAATAATGCAACTATTACCAATACCTCTCTTGCTAATACAATCTTTGGAACACTCTCTGTTAATAACCCCGAAGCTGCTTCTGGAGGTCAAGACGGAGATAGTATTCAAGAAATCAGACAAAATAGTCTATCAAATTTCCAAAATCAATTAAGAACTGTAACTTCTGATGACTACATGTTGAGAGCTTTAAGCATACCTTCAATCTACGGAACAGTATCAAAAGCTTACGCAGAACCAACTAAAGCAGGTACAAACTCAATTACAGATACGCCCTCCTCAGTAACGCTGTACGTTTTGAGTTATGACAATAATAAAAAATTAACAGTAGCTTCCAACACCTTAAAACAGAACTTAAGAACTTATCTATCACAGTATAGAGTATTAAATGACTCTGTAACAATAAAGGATGCCTTTGTTATCAACATTGGAGTAGAATTTGAAATTATAACATATCCAAATTATAACAGTAACCAAGTATTGACAAACTGTATAACACAGTTAGTTAATTTCTTTAATATTGACAGTTGGCAAATTAACGAACCGATTATACTAAGAGACTTATACACGTTACTAGACAAAGTAGAAGGAGTGCAGACAGTTAAAAACATAAGCGTTAACAACTTAACATCAACTAACGGAACATACAGCTCTTATGCCTACGATACTAGAGGGGCAACTGTTAATAATGTAGTATATCCCTCAATTGATCCAATGATCTTTGAAGTTAAGTACCCAGCAACTGATATTAAAGGAAAAGTAGTTTCTCTTTAATTCATATTTATAACAAATGGCAGTATATAAAATCTTCCCAGAAAAAGACGCTACCTTATATAGTGAATACCCGGCAATGAATTCCGGTATAGACGAAATCATTGAAGCAACAACATCAACAGAGGTTGATGGAGGAGAACCTGCCGTAAGTAGATTTT